ATTAGAACTCGGTCCTGAATATCAATCAAGGCGACCATTGTGATACCGTCTATCGTTTCCCCTGTAGCTGGCCGAATACGAACCTGATTAGTCGAAGAATCTATCCTGCGGATTCGATAGCTCTGGCCGTTGCCCACAGCTGGCGGCAGGTTAACTATTACGTCACTGGTTGTGCAGTCACACAATATAACGCAATCAGTCGGAAGAGCGGTGTACGTGCCAGCAGTGACTAGGGTAATATCCCCAAACCGAATTCCAGAAAACGTATCTTCCCTCTGGAAAACATTAGGCAGAGACAGACTGGCGACATCCGTGCCGCCGCCGCCACTGCCTGGTGGCCCTGTGATGTTAGCGACGTTCGTCCACGACATTATACTTGTTTCCTTGTTTGATTTTCGCCCAACGACTAGCAACGGTGCTGCTCGCAGAAGTAAATTGGAAAACATCGCCGGTTGTCGTGTTCAGATACATATCTTGCGCTTGCACTGGGTTCTGTGGCGTGCCGAGACCGGGGCCGGGATCTGTACTCCCTACATACCACAAGCTTCCGCGCGGGCCTTGTGGGCCGGGAGGGCCCGGCGGGCCAGGAATTGGTGTAGTACTCATATCAGGAGGTAGTTGCTGCTGCTGTGGTTGAGGTGTGATGCTATTGACTGCATAAGGTGTGTTCGTCTGATAAATCACGTTCTTAATGTCTAATTGCAAGAGAAGGACCAGATGCCCATTGATCGCGTCGGCTTCAAAATTGATATTCATGACAGAGCAACGCGGCTCCCATTGATTGACTGCGGCCAGTATCGCTATGGTTAGCGGCCCTGTGCTATTTATCGGGGTGTCCACGATCGTCTGGTCTAGCCCTAGCGTTCGCTCCAGTGGCGCGCTGTAAAGCGCCGTCGCCAGAATGGTTTTAACGTTTTGGAAAATCTCTTTGTAGCTGATTGCGCCGAAATCGATTTCTTCCAAACCCGCCATCGTCAGCGGTAATCCGTCAGGCTCGATGAATTGCAGTCGCCAGTTTGCGCCCAGCTGCGGTGTATAAGCGCCGGCCGCGGTTGGAATTGTTTGAGTAATCGCCATCAGCCAAATCCCGGTATGCCAGTTGGCGATAGCGCGGCGCCCGATTCCGCAAACGGAATGTATTCCTCAAAATGAACATCAAGCTCGACTGCAATCAATCTGCCGCCCGTGAGCCAGTGCTTGTGATTTTCCTTCATTTCTGTGATCACAAACAGCGATTGGTCGGGAGCCATCGGTCTGCCACCGATGATGAGCGGCGCAGCATATCCGCCTTCGAGCAGAAAATGCCACTCTATCAAGATCACATTCGGATCGCCACACCACGCCGCGTTCAGCTTGAATCGCATATCAATTTTAATGAGATCGTTCCCAGCCCATTCCAGAAGCGGCTTGCGCAAGTGAACCATGTGCGCGCCGAAGCGCCCTTTGTAGTCCCGCAGGATTTCATAGAACGTATGGATACGCTGATTTTTCCTGCCGAAGATAATCGAGCCGTATGTGCCTTCTTCCATCTTGCGTCATGCCTCCAGCGCAGCAATGCGCGCTTCCAGTGCAGCGATTCGTTCCTCCAGCGCAACGGCGTTAGTATGATGGCCAAGGCTGTCAGTATGCACTCCGCTGGTGGTCATGTTGCCGGTGTGATTGATGTTGCCCTGGATGGTGACAGTGCCTTTGAGCGTGATGTTCTGCTGCTCGATCGTAACCGTACCACTCGGCGCGTTCACGGTGATATTGCCGGAATTTGATTTGATGTTCGTATCACCGTCGCTTGTCAAGTTGATCGCTGCGCCGCCAGTCGTGGCGATGTTGACGGCCTTGGCAATCGTCGCTTTCCAGCCGCCTTTGAAATCCTGCGTCAGAAACGGATCGGCACCGCTGTTAGCGTCGAATTTCTCGCTGTGGCCGCCTTCCCATTCACAGTAATCAACCATCGGATCCGTCACGGGCGGTGGCACCTTGGTTGTGTAGAAATGTCCTATCGCAGCGTAACTCGACGTTGAATTGGGCAGTTTTACCATCAACACGTTCTGCCCGACGCGCGGCATGGCGAAACTCTTTTTACCGCCAGCTGAGATTTGCAGCATCGGCACAGGCTTGGTGATGAGCGGGTTGCCGGTGTGATCGATCTTATCCGGCATGATGACGCGCATGTTCGCGCCTTTCTCGCTTACTTCCAGCTTGGAGACCTTGCCAATTACAACTGCATGCACAAACCGTTGATCACGCCCGTCAGTGTAATCGGTATCGGCTAAGAGATTTTTGCCCATAACTAATAGTCCAGCGTGCGTCTGACGTGAATCCTCGTGTCATACATCGGGCAGAGAACATGGTGCGCCTGCTCGATGAACCACATGCCGTCAAACTGGCCGCAGCCCGATAGCGTGAACGTCTGACCAGAAGCGATTAACGGGTTGCCAATGGAAAGTTCAATGTCCGATTCGTACCTGCGCTTGTTCTTATCACGCGTCTTGGCCTGCGCCTTGGTCAACACCGCGTCGGCTTCCGCGCTGTCACTGGAGAAGTATTGCAAACCACCTGTCCCATCAAAAAGCTGTGGCGATCCGCTTCCGCTGTCGCTCGATTTCACGTCGCTGTTCCAGTTGAGGTTATCCTTCCATGTGGACGGGTTCATCAGCGATTCGCCTGCACCCACGCCTGTTCCCTGCAAAAGAGAATTGGAATCAAACTGCCGCTGTGAAGTATCGCCTGTCTCGATGTCAGTATTGGACACGACCGTCGATGCAGTAAGATCGGTCACTTGCAGGCGAAATCTGCCGCTGCTCATCCGATAGGTCTGCGTGTCTGCGCCTGCCGCGCCGTCGCCATATACCAGCGTGAAACTGGACGGCTGCTGGTCGAGCGTTAGCGGATCATAAAGCCACAGTTGTCCGCGCGCGATCTTGATTTCGAGCTTGGCGTCCTCAGCGAGCCGCCTCAAAAACTGGAACGCGCTCTGCTGCACCTGCTCGACGCGATCATACATCGGATTCTTTTGGGCTAGAAACTTCGGCTCAAGATGATTCTCCCCTGCGATCTGCGATACAATGTCTTGAAGCGACTTGTTCTCGAAGCCCCTTGTCTCGTTTGAAACCTTGCCGTGCGCGTCATTCGGAATCGAGTTCGCTTTCACATGCACCGTGTGCTGCGGCAAATCGAACTCGATGGAATCGATGTAAAACGTCCCGCAATCCAGCGCGAGCGTAGCCGCGTTCGGGCCGAACCAGCGTTCAGCTTGAATCTTCGCGCCCAGCGTCGCGCCTGGGGCTGGCATCCATTCATTGATGAATTTTCTGTCGCGATCAGCGAGACTGAACTGGCAATCGTCGGCGTGCTGTCCGTCGCAGCTGTCGGTGTATTCGAAGTGCAGCAGATACGGCGCGAGCTGTGAATAAAAGTCTTCCCCGTTCAGGATGATCTGTGGCCGCGCTGATCGGACCTGAATTATCATGTGACCACCACATTTGCGCTCGTCCATGGGACAAGCGGAATGGCTGTCTTTTGCGGCAGCACGGGCACAATCACCTGAACACCGGCAGGAAAATTACAGATGTCGCGAAGTTCATAATTGGCTTCGAGCAACTTGTACATGAGCAGTTCGTCGCCGCGACGCATTCCGTACACCTTGAGCGCAATCAGGTCCCACCAATCATCCTGCACGGACACATATATGCTCGCGCCCTGTGGAATTGGTTGTGCGTATGTCGTCCCATTAGCCATAACCGCTCTACGCAAACATAATCTCTAACTACCGTAACCGGATTCGTAACTTAACCGACGTTCCTGGCGCTGTGCAGCTTGAAACTCGCGAATGAACTCGCGCGCCGCATCGCGCAACCTTGTGCTCATCCGTCCCATGGCGTGTTCATCTGCATTGCCATGAATGTGAATCTCGGGCGCGTGATGCAAGTTGAATATGCCGCTCCCGCGACTGCCTCCGCCCAACAGACCGCCTAAGACTGAAAGGGGTCCGCGACCGCCCAGCGGCAGGATCGCTTCTGGACCGCGTTCAGCCAGTGCAGCGATTTGCGGCCGCAGCGCGATGCCGCCCTGCTGATACGCAGCCGCCAGCAACGGCGGCGGTGCGTTCGCAGCTGGCGCAGCAGCAGCTTGTGCAGCCGCGATTTGTTGCGCCTGACCAAGGTATGCGGTTCCCACATCGGGGTGCATTCCAATGGTTGAAAATCGTTTGCCCAGAATGCTTCCGCGTATGCTCGCTGACCCAGCAGCAGAGTTTGCATCGCGCACAAAAGCTGCAACTGACTTGTCAACGTCATAGGCGTTCCCGTAAGCCTGCCCGTGCGAGTATTGAAAGACGCCAAACGATCCGCCCGGGTCACTCAGATTTGTCGATCTTGGATTGAAACCAGATTCAGCGTGCGCGACAGAGACGCCCCAGCGCGCCCATTCCTCAGGCGTCCCTTTGACAATGCCAAATCGTGCAGCATCGGGTGGCAGACCTTGCGGCGGGTATTGTCTGAATTGCGTCAGCAATTTGCCGTATAACGTCGCGCCAGCGGTAGCTCGCGGGCCGAGCGAGGATTCCCCACCACCGTAGGACATTGTTGCGCCAGCTGGAATATAACCAGCGCCGCCTCCAGCTGGGCCGCCTCCAGCGCCTAGGATAGTCGTTGTTGGCGTGGCTGGAATCGCTGGTACGCGACTCACAGGCGCAGCCCACGGCGCACTCGTCACGGGCGGTGCTGGCGGTGCTGTTTGCGGTCCATAACCAGCGCCGCCTGGAGCTGCGTATGCTGGCGTTGGAAGAGCTGAGGGAGCGGCAACACCCGGCGCAGCACCTTGCAGGTATGCTTCACGCAACACCGGATTACTCGCGTACTGAGGTGGAATCGGCGGCATCGTTGCTAGAGCCGTTGGAGCGGCTCTTCCGACGTCTCTATTTATTCCAAAGTGTTTGGCGATGAAACTGCCGATCAACACGGGCGGAAGTTTCTTCACGACCGCTGCCAGCGCCTCCATCAGCTTTACCAGAACCTTGAGTTCGGTGTTGAGGATTTTAAGCGAGCGAACGATCGCCCCGCCGAGCAGCCTTCCGAAGAATCCGGACTGGGGCCATTCGAGGCCAAGGGTTGTCCATAACTCTTTAAACGTGTCACCGATTTCGTGCCACACCTTTGCGACCTCTGGCATTTCAAGCCGCTGTGCCAGCGCAACAGCCTCTCTGGTAATCCATGTTATGAGAGTGGCTAGTTCCCTCATCGCGTCCAAAATCACGGGCTCAATGTCCGGCAGTGCGTCCGACCATGCCTTGGCCATGTCAGCCTGCGCTGGCAGCATCTCCCTGCCGATTTTCTTGGATAGTTCATCGAACAGATTCCGCATCCTCTGAATCTGACCGAGCGGCGTCCGCGCAGCCGCATCATTGAAGCCCTGGTATTTCTTCATCAAGTAGGTGATGTAATACAGCGCGCCGCGCCAATCGTCCTTGTAAGCTCTGAGCCGCGCCATCTCGCTTGGGCCTATCGGAATGAACTGCTTCAATGCCATCGCCCGACCGCCTTTTGCGACCTTGACCAGTGTGTCGCCAAGTTCTTTCGCATCCTCAGTGCTGGCGCGAATCCCACGTGCGTGAACCAATACGTCGGCCAGTACCGGCTCTAATTCTGCGATCTGGCGAGGGCTTTCGCCAATCTTTGAAAGGCTAACTGCCATGGTATCGTAAATGCTTTTGGAGATCACGCCGGTTTGTGCCAGCCGTCGATTGTAGTCTTCAAGCATGTCGGCTTGGGCGGCAGCGGCGTCGCGCCCCTGCTTTTTCATGTGAAGGTAGAACTCGTTGGTCAGCGCGAGCGCGTGTTCCTGCGCTTCGGCAGCGGCATCAAACGCGCCTGTAAATATCTTTTTGAACACCGCGCCTGCTGCGAATGCCGCGACACCAGCAAGCGCGGTCTTCATTGCCGAGCCGATCAGCTTGACCGCTTCCGATGTTTCTTTCGCGGTGCGCTGCAACGCCTTCATGCGCGCCTGCGCCTGACGCATGGCCGAATCAAACGAACTCAGCAGCTTTGCGCCGACCAGGAATTGAACTTGGTACTGGTGTTGATTCATACGATCACACCTTTTGTGCCGTGGCGTCGCGTTCCTGCTGCAACTGCAGGTTGAGTTCCGCTATGTACTTTAACAGTTCGAAGATCGGCAACTCCAGCCAGAATTGGATACCACCGCCAGTCTCCCGCGCCAACCGCAGTACGATCGAGCGCAGAAGTTTGGTTATACTTTCTCCTCCTCCGGTGAGCTGCCACAGGCTTTTAGGGCTTCGTTCCTCACCGCTATGTAATAACGGCGCGGTAGTTTCATTATCAGCCCGGGCGGGACGTTCGCCACCTGTGCGGCGAGAATGGTCTGGTAGAGGTGCTTCATCTCTGGCAACACCACTTCGTTCCTGTCAGCTTTGTAAAGCTTGGTGAACGTTCTCTCGGCGCGCTGGAAATCTTTCCCGATGAGGCTGTCCCAGTCGAAGATCAGTTGCTTATACTTCTGACCGTCGAACTCGAATGGTTCATCGAACCTGAGCAGGCGCGGCGGCTGCGCAGGCTCCACTCTCAGTTCGAGATATTCTGCTTCAGCGTCAGCGGCTTGTGCGAGGCGGTTGACTTCTTCTGTTGCTGTGACGTCGTCATCGTTGTTGTTCATGCCGCATTTTGTCCGTCACTTTTGCGGCTAGGTCAACCCAATCAGTTGCCGGATGGGCAACGCTTCGTCTTCGAGCGCCTGACCGTTCCACCAGCGACAGATGCCGTTCTCCTTATCAATCTGGAGCACGTTCACATCATTGTACAAAATGCGATAACTAATGAGTTCGTATTCGGTCTCGCACTCCTGCTTCGTGCCGATCTCGAGTTTGCCGAAGTTGAATCCCTTAGGCGCTGTGCCGCAGATGAATCGCCAGCCGTTGTGAATGATCTTGTTGGTAGAGCTGTCGTGCGATTGCATCGCTGCCCAGCAATCCAGGTTCGCGCCATCCTGTAGCGTTGAGAACAGCGCGTAATCCATGATAGTCAGCCAAGTAATCTTCAATGAATACGGCTGAAAGTGGCATTGCACGGGCATGCCTATCTCGCCGAAAATGCCGCTGCCCTTAAGCGGATCCTCCAGGTTTTTCAAGTCAGGCAGCGTGACATTGCCGCACCCGAGCAGGCGCCGGCCGTCTTTGAAGATTGAGTAATTGGTTACATGATTTGGCAGTAGCATTTGTTAATCCTCCTTAGATTATCCCTGTCCAGAGATTTGCGATGTATGGAACCCAGTACTCGATGCGGAAGTCAAGCCATTCGGCTGGCGTCGGCACCGCGATGTAGATATGGAAAACATAGTGGCCATTGAGAATCTCCGTAGTCGCGTTCTCGCTCTGGTTGAACGCAATTGATGCGCCGATCAGTGCGCCCGTGGCGGTAATACCGTCGAGCCAAAGCTGTAGCGAGTTCACAACCGCATCAATGAGCCGACGATTGCCTGGCTCGTCAACTTCCTGCCAGATGGTCAGCACTACGGTGTTGCCGATGTAATCGAACATTCTTCGCACAGGAATGAACATATCATGCACATCAGTATCGGAAGGATAAGACGAGGTGCGGTTGCCCCAACTGCGCCACCCACCATTGAAGTTGAGCGCGGTGATTACCCCCTGACCGTTCAACATATTGGCGTCAGAAAGGTGCATCGGGACCTCCGCGCCAGTCGCGTCTTGGAGCGAGTTCATTCGCAGGTTCTTGTTCGAAGGCGAGCAATACGGCATCCCACCACCTTTGTAAGTATCCGTCCATTGCAGAAGCGGCCCTTGTTGCGATGCGAAGTGATACTTCTTCGTCACGGTTGTCGTGCTTCCCGGCGCGCCAACGATCGCGCCGACCAGTGTCGGCATGCCAAAGCAAAGTTCCTGACGCGGGAACACAATATTGTTGGTGGTCTTCCATGGCAGTACATCCGTCGCCTTATGGCAAGCGGTCATGTCCACGTCAATTATGCAGGTGCAGGCGAAACAGCCGTTGATGTTTTCGCACTTTGCTTCCATCGCTGCTGCGACCGTCGGATCATGCGACCACGCAGGGCAAATGATCACACCCGGAACGTAACCTGTCTTCTGGAACACGTCATCGACGCATTGCAAACCCGTGTTCTGGCCGGTGCTGACATTCACGCCGCCGATAATGATCGAGGCTGTAACAGGCGCCGTTGCCGGAACATTGCCAGCCACTTCTATCGTTGACGTATTGCTCGGGATCGCGCCGGTGGCGATGCGCGTCACCACCCATGTGTAATAAGGTGTTGTGGTATGCGGACCTGCGAGCGAAAGCAGATAGTCCGTGCCATTGACGTAGATCGGCGTTCCTGTCGCGCCTGACACAATCAAGGTCGCGTCATTGATGAGTTGCAATCCGGTATCGACCTGACCGCCTACGAGTGTGAAGGGCGATGCCGGATTCGCAGTCGCGCCCGTGAACACGTCATTGACGGCAATGTAAGTCACGGGGAACACACCGAACTCGACGAATACGCTGTCGATGTGCTCGCAGATATCGTACGTAACCCAGTCGGTCGAGTAGCCCTGCTCCGCCACTGCCTGCTGATAACTGTTGTAAATGCGTGGCACGTTGAGATACTGCTTGCCGTTTGGGGTCATCCAGAGCGGCGCGCTGCCGACCACAACGTTCATGCCGGGATAGGCTGCAACGGGACTGATTACGCTAGTTGGGACGTCTCGCCACGATACTCCGTGAGGGAAGGGGCCTAAAGATGGCATTGTGTTATTCTCCTATGTTTTGATTTTTGATTGCGTGATGCACTGCATGGATGCTCACGTTAAACTCGGCTGCCAGTTCGCGCAGCAAATAGCCCCGCGCCCGTAGAATCCGAATTTCATGAACTTGAGCGATAGAAAGTTTTGTTGATCGCCGATTCATTGCCTGCTGGTTTGCGTTTTCCCAGCGGCAATTCGATGGCTCGTAATTACCGTCATTGTCGATGCGACCGATTGAAGTTTTGCCTTCTGGTCGTCGCCCCATATCAGCGAGAAAATTTTCGTATCTATGCCAACGTTCGCAAACCTTGATACCGCGCCCGCCGTAGCTAGAGAATTTCGCATTACTCGGATTGTAACAGCGCCCTTGCATCGCTGCCCATGCGTTAAACTCAACCCTTGCAGCGGCGAGAACCGTTCGGCTTTCACCATGAATTACCGCGAATCGTCCATTAGTATCGTGCTGGTGCATAGCGCAATTTAATTGCTGGCCTTTATCGGGACAAGGCTCGTGCTGGCATGGGATTTTACTTTCACTCCTTTTGGTTTAGGTGCTTTGGTTTCTCTGGCTCTGGTAGCTAACCACTGCTGCACAGCACGATAGAATTGCACGTATCTACCGCTGCTGCCACGCATGTTTCGCGTGTAATCCAGATTGAGTTCGCGCCTGACAAACGGAAACTCGGCGGGCGTAACAAACAATGATCCGATTGGCGGACAGGCTGCAATGAGATTGTAAATGCTCTCATCAACGCCATTGAGGTAAATCTTGCCGTAGGGCAGTTCAGCCCCAACAGTTGGCCCAGCGTAAATGACCTGACCTATGATCCGTTCCATAATGCGCTAAAATCTGTCGTGGATTCCGATGCTACAACATCGAGATGTTCTGCCGGAATCATCGGGAACAGATCATCGTAGTCCGGCAGCGGGCGCGCGCTTGGCAGCTCCCATCTGGTAATCATCTCTCCTATGTAATGCGGGAAGGTGTGCTCTTCGATCAGCTTCCACTCAATCGGCATCACGATCGGATAGGCATCATTTATGCCTTTCTGCCCGTAGCTGGTGAGAGCCTGTGAGACCACTTCGATCATGTTTATGACGTCCAGGTAACCTTGGCTGTTTGGGTTTTCATCGTAAGCGTGAAAGAAGATGCGGACAGTTACGTGCGTCACCAGCGGTTCGATCTTTGCTTCGATGGATTGCACGGTGATCGAAGGAAAGTCTGGCAGCTTGTCAAAGTCCACCGCGCCCGTCACAGTGCGCGGGACACGGCCGCGGAACACCTGCGGCGGCACCTTTCCGGTGAGCGTCTGCGCCCGCTCAGTCGGATCGTACGAAACGATCGGGCCATCCGGCGGTATGGTCGTGCGCGTGTTCATTATTAGTTCCAGTTCCCTACGCTTGTCGCAGTGTTGCTCCCTATGGGCCAGATTTCAAAAAACGTGTCCGTAGTAACTACTCCTGCTGACGCATTCTGCATGCCTATCTCTGGTATAAGAGTGCCACCTGTAGTAATTCGGATCATGCCATTGAGGTCAAAGGCACAATTGGCATTCGTGGTTCCCGCCATAATAAGCGTTGAAGCGGCAGTCGTAGAGTAAGCTGTAGCACCCCCAACTGTATTATTAGCCTTGGCTCCATTTAACACGTAGAGAACATTTTGAACGGTAGCCGTACCACCAAATCCAAATTGTAATCCAGAAGTGGTGACGCTTAGACCAGTAAAATTAGCGACGCACTTAAATCTATAAGTAGTGTTCGCTGCTAACGTAATCGCGCCGTTGGCAAGCGGTCCGCCAGTCCCGCCAAAGAGTGGTTGCAGCCCGACTTGATTAAGCAGGTTGAAAGGACTGGAAAGCGCGACCCATGACACCGTGCCGGTAGATGGGGCAGGCGTCGGCTGATACGTGACCGTGTTCGTACTGGTCACAACCGGATACGTGCCTACGGATGGATTGGCCGGATAAGTGACGCCGTTGACCGCACTCGTAGTAGTCGTGATCGCCGTTGCGCCGCTGCCTGTCGTATCGCCAGTGAGCGTGATCGTCTGGTTGCCGGTAATGAAGCTGGGTGCTCCGGTGATCTTGCCCCATGCAAGCGTGGTAATCCACGCCGGGTTCGAATAACTTCCGCTCGTCAGCACAACCGGATCAGTGATACCGTAACCTGCTAGTGTAGTAGGCTTGGAACCGATCTGGGCGAACGTGTAATCATTCGCAGCCGCAGTGACTGTGCCTGTCCGACTGAACACGCTTGCTACCGGTGGCGTAGGAAGCGGCAACGGCGCATAGAACGCAGCGTAATCCCCGGCTTGCGCGGTGACAGCGCCGGTGCGCGTGAATACGCTTGTCACGGGAAATACCACAGGAGTCGGCGTCGGTGTCGGGGTCGCCGTCGGGGTCGGCGTAGGTGTAGGGGTCGGCGTAGGTGTAGGCGTCGGGGTCGGAGTAGGGATGCCCGTAATCTTCGCGTAAGACAGTGAAGTGATCCAGACTGGATCGGGATACGCAGCGGTCTTGTCGACGGCATTGGTTATCTGTGATGCAAGATAATCACCGCTCTGCGCCGTTACCGCGCCTGTGCGTCCAAAGACGCTTTGGACAGCGCTGCTGCCGCCGCCAATCACCGTCGCGCCTGTGACATCCAGCGTCGAACCTCTGGGCATAAGCAGCGTATCATAGAACGTCTGCGTGCCGTGATATTCGGTCGGCACGCTCACCTTGCCCTGCCCGAACGAAATGGTCGCAGTAGCCATAAGCACGCTAAGGATGCGGATAAACATAACGCACCATCTCGGTCCACTGTTGCGTGGTGGGATTAAAGACCTCCAGCCGGACGCCGTAGTCGGGGCTGCAATCAACGAAGCGCGAGTTTGCGCCGACATAGCGAACAGTCGGCGGTTGCGCTCCGCTGACTTCCGAAGTCTGGAAGAAATTAACTTTCGGATTATCAAGCAGGTAGGTGTCCGTGAACAGCTGCGTAATGAAAGCAGCCAGCTTGTTTTCAAGGTCATACGCCGTATGGATGCGCAGGCCCGTATCGAGTTGTTTATAGAGAGTGGTCGGCGGCATATCGCTTACTTCTTTTTCACACTACCAAGCAAACGTTCAACCTGACTATTGATGCGCTTGACCAGCGTCGAAGCCATTTCTTTTCCGACTATGTCCTGCACGCGCGGCTGACTCGCCATGATCGATGCGCCTATTGCCAATCGCCGCCTGATTGGCAATCGCGTTTTGCCGACACGCGTGAAAATACCGACGAGCGCGTTCGGCATTCTCGCAACGAAAGCGTGCGGCAGATTGCCACCCTTGCCAATGCGCACTTCGGCACGCACCATGCGCGGATGCTTTGGCGGGTTCTTAGGTGTGTATTTGAATTTCTCCAGGCCGAGCATCCCAGACCTGACGGTAACCGAGCCGCCGAGATGCTCTGGAGTTGCATAGTGAACATCTGTCGGAATGTCTCGCGCCTTGATTGTATACTCTTTGCGAATCTCGCGTTTAAGAACTGTGCGCCCGTGCGTAACTGAGGTATTGATTGCTGGCACCATCACGCGTGAAATGCCGTTCTTGATTTGGCCGATTACGCCGATCAATTTTGCGACTGCGCTGGCATCGAGTTCAATTTCGACCATACATCGAAGGCTGTGAGCGGTGAGCGTATAGCGAAAGTTCGTAAAGTGATTCCTGGTCCGTGCAATCGAGCACTTCCCATGGCTGGTTGGCGGGCGAATAAATCAGCTCACCCGCCACCGGTGCGCGCGGCAGATACTTGTGCTCAATATAACAGCGGACATCGCCCATGAAGACGCCGTGAATCGTCACGACCGGCTGCATTTTCACTGCATCCTTGTCCCAAACCACCGGAGCCGTGAATATGATAAAGCCGCCTGCCCCGTCACCGATGCGGAACTCGCGCGTCGTAGCGAACTCCAGGATGTTCATAAACACCCGGTCGAGATCGGGAACGAACTGGTCGCGCAAACTCACGGCTAATGTGCTCCGATAAAGAATGCCAACGTGACAAGGCCAAGTCCGAGATTTTGCCAGCCAATCGCACGAGGCCCGCCGCCGGTCTGAAGAACCGGCAGCAAAGCCCCGATCAGGAACGCGATGGCTCCAAGCAGCAGCAAAATCTTAAATCCGCTCATTTGCTATGTCCTTTATGAGAGGACTTGTGTGACGCTTCGTGCTCGGCACTCTGTGGTCCACGATCTTCGTCACCAACTTTGGGCGCGCTACTGTCCTCAGCGAACTTGGCGTCCGTGACGTCGTATGGGCCAACACCCGCGCCACTCATCGCCTGCACAATGCAGATGCCGAGAATGTCCAGCGGCATCGGTAGCGGGCAACTGGTCAGCCTGTAAAACAAATGGCCATTTTGTTCATCGCCATACACAAACGGAATCCTGGCCGTCTGATAAGTGACGAAGCGCTGCGCGCGTGCATCCTCAAGCTGAGTGAACGCACCGTAAACGATCTTGTTCTGATGATTGGTCGACGCCATGATCGCCAGACCCGGCGGAATCATCGGAAACAGGTTTCCGAAGTCGTCTTCGAAATATTCCGCATAGGTGTAGATCTCTAAACCTGGTATACGGCCGATCAACACTACCGCTTCGTCTTGAATGATCGGCTGGATCAAACCGAACTCGAACCTGCGGTTGTGGAAAAAGTTGTAAACTTTTTGGTTATTGAGGAACGCCTGTCGCGTGTCCTGACTCATCAGCACAACGTTGGGACTGATACCGGAGAGCTTGATGACCTGCAACCTTGCCAGCTCCAGATCATTGAGTGGATCAGCGTTCGTGGTGTCATTCCAGAATGTGGCTGGAACATAATGGTTGCTGGTCACGCTCACGTTCGGCGCGGGACTGGGGCCAACGCCCATGTTGCCCTGCCCCGGCGTGGCGTATTCCAGGTAGGTGATGTAATCGGTGTAGCCGTTGTCGGCTGTCACCGCGATGCTGCCATTGATGAGAACATTGCGGCACATCCATTCCTCGCGGCGGGTAATAGCTTCATCGAGGTAGATTGCGTCCTCGGCGAGGAGGTCAGCCGCACGATCGGCTGCCTGACGACCCTGGTAGATCGTCTCGCCGGGCAGACGCGCCTCAAGGTCTGCGGTGCGCAGGTTGCGCACAGGCGCAATGCGCGGTGCTCTGAAGAAGCGCGTCTCGTAACCCATACGCTCCATCACTTTGCCACCGACAAGTGGAGCAACAAAAGGAGCCATCCTGCGGCGGCCACGTCTGAAGTAGAACTCAACAAGTGAGGTGGGCGGATATTCGCGCGCAGCGAAAAAAGTGTCCCGCAGGAACGTATGCGCGATCGGTCCAACGTCGAACGCTTCCAACAGCGTCCTAGGTTCATAATTTGGGTTCTGTAACATAGGATTTTCTTATCTCCTTTTGTGTTGTTTTTAGGGTGAAATCAGGGTGAAAACGGTCCGGAAATTACTGCCTTGTCCAGCACGATTCCCATGACAGCCAGCCGCTCCTGGCCAGCTGCACTAATGGTCGCGCTGCCGTCCGCATACTTGATTTGGTTGAAGTCGAACGTGCCATTGATAGCGACACCGATGGTCTGATCCGTTGGCGTGACCGTGACAGTGCGCCCGACAATCGTAAATGATTGTGCGGTGCCGGCCGCGCTGGCGGCATTTGACAGCGTTACTTGCGTCGCGCTTTGCACCGACAGAATGACCGTGTTAGGCGGCAGCGTAACTGTGCCACCGGCTGTGACGACCTTGCCAACGTCGCTGCTGGTGAACGCTGCGCTGGCGCTGGTCAGCTGATTTAAACTGCCAGCTGTGTACACGCCATCAGCAAAGGTGGCGTTAGCGACCGTGAATCCTTCCGAACTCTGATCGGGCAGATCAATGACAATGCCGTCTAGCTGCGCGTCATTCGCAGCCAGCCCCGGCAATAGGTTCGCGCGAGTAGCGTCGAAATAAACGACCGCTCCGGCAAACAAAGTGGCAAGCGTGACGCCGCCACCAGGTGTGAACGGATAACGGTAAATTTTCCAATCCGGATCCTCGGTCGAGCCGAGCAGATTGGCGTATCCTAATGTGCTTCTTACTCCCATATGTTTTTACTCCTTGCCTTCGGTTGGTTGGTTGTTAATTGCGGCTGTGAATCGGCAGCCTCCGGTTTTTAATGCGCGCCTGAACTTTCTCCTTGATGAGTGCGCCGAATCCGGGCGTGCCGCGGTCCTGATCGGGAATATCAGTCGTGCTCGGCGGGATGCCGCTGAGAATTGACGCATCGACTCTGCGCGCAGCTTGCTTGCTGCTTTTGTCCATTGCGTCGAACAATTGATCGGTAATATCCGCAACCGTTTTGCCCTCTGTGATCGCAGCCGTGATGATCGCGTGCGTGGCCGGACGATCGAGCTTTTGCAGCGCCGCCACACGCTCGCGCTCCTGCTGCACGCCTTGCTCGAATGACGCTTTGGCTTTTTTCTTCGACTTCATTTTTTTTTCCATTTTTTCCATGTCGTCATCGTCGTCATCGTCGTCGTCATCGTCGTCATCTTTTTTCGCTACCATTGGTCTGGGCACTGGCCGAGGTGGCGGGGGACTCGGTGGCGGGGGACTCGGTGGCGCTGGCATCGGTTTCGGCTCGTCATCGGTTGCTACTGCTGCGTTTATATTTGGCATGGTTACTCCTATGGTTGGTATGTTCTTGTAATGGAACTTTGTTAAATCAAATGAGGCCGCGGCTTTCACTACGCCGCGCACTTCATCTGCAAATCCTTTTTCGACGGCCTGCTCCGGACTCATCCACGTCTCGGCGGCGAGCATTGCGCGCAGTTCGTCGCGCGGCATGGTGGTGCGCTTGCAATAGACGTTCATCATCCCTTCGCTTACGGTGTCCAATGCGGCGGCCATCTTGCGCATATCGTCGGCGTTCCCGATTGAAATGCCCTGCGGCAGATGAATCATCATTGTCGAGTTCGCGCGCATGTAAATCTTATGACCAACCATTGCCACAATCGACGCAGCCGACGCAGCAAGACCATCAATGTAAACAATCTTCTCCGACCTATGATCCGCGAGTCGGCTGTAGATGGCAGACGCTTCAAACAGCGAACCTCCTGGGGAGTTAATGTGAATGTCGAGTCGCTTCACTGACTTCGGCAGATCGGACAGTGAACGCGCAAACGCTTTCGCGCTGACTTCGCCCATCTCTTCAAAGTCGCCGATCTGGGCGAAGATCAGTAACTCGGCATCGGTCGCATCGGCTTCGCACCGGAATCGGTAGAACTCATTCATACGTGGAACCTCCCGCTGGTGCTTCCGGCCAGTTCAACATTCCTAATCCTGTTCGCGCGGCCGGACCCTCCCTTGATCTTTCGCTTTGATCGTGACGCGACTGGCACTGGCGATGCTGAGGGCTTGGATGGTGTTTGACCAGGCACCGGCTCCTGCTCCGCGCCACCTGCGCCCTCTTGCTGGACTGCTTCGCCGGGTTTGGTTGATTCAGGTGTTGGCGGTGCAGTAATGCCGCTTGCCATTCCTGCCAGCGGACGATACGGCGGGAACACCAGCTCGGCGTCCTCGAACTGGGTCTTCTCCATGGACTGTTGCCGTATGTTTTCACGATAGTCGCTGCCGTTGAGTTCAGCGGCTTCACGCTCGATGGTGGAGAATCCAGCACGCACGCGCTGATCGGCAGCTTCCACTTCCTTTTTTGGATCGAGCGAGCCTGCGCTTGCACCCGACCAGACACAACGCAACATGGCACGCTTCACCAGCGGATCGTCAAAGTTGCCTTTGAACTTTTCGATGCGCCCGAGACTGATAGCGTCTGTCAGCCATTCCTCGTAAGTCGGCTGGCACAGTTGCGTGATCACCTGTTTGCGGTGTTTACGCACGCGCTTCCAGAAATCCAGAAGCGCAGCGCGCGATGCCGAATAAGAAGCGTTGTATTGTTTCAGTAAAACTTCGTAAGGGATGCCGAGCGCAGAGCCAACAAACTTGGCAACCGCAATCGTGAACTCGCCGAACGTGTGTTGCGGTTGCGTGGGATTAGAGAACTTCACTTCGTGACCGGGGCGCATAAAGTTCACAATGCCGGGTCCCAACTGGATATTGTAAGGATTGAAATTAATGATCTGCCGCTTCTGCCGCTCGCTTAACAGTTCGTTGAAGATTGTCGGATCAGGAAAATCGCTCGTGACGAAGGCCGTGAAATAACTCTGTATCACCGCGCCGAGCACCGTGGCATCAACATAACGTCCTTGTTGCTTCAGTAATTCCAGGCAGACAGACAAAATCGGCACTCCGCGACGTTGCTCGGGTCGCTCTGGCCGAATAAGCAACACCATGTTCCGTCTGCCTGTGTCGCCACCGAAAGGCGTTACACGGAATGTCCGCCCAGGCACCGTGACAACCCCCATGTAACGAAACCGAAGTATGGCCAGTGGGTGAACCTCGGCGATGTGATAAGCAATCAGCTCGCCGTCGTCGCTCATCTCCACGCCATTGAAAATGTTTTTGTAAACATCGAACGGCATTGGGTTTCGGATGCGATCGGATTCCAGGATGCGCAACCGCAAATCGAACATCGAGTTCGGGCGCGTAGTCAGCGGATAGAGCACCGGGCAATCGCCCGAGAGCAGCATTGATTGGTAAGCGATATGCTGAATCGTGTAGAAGTCATACTTCTGTTCGAAGTCGCACTCGCGCGGATCATCAGCCCACCAATCCCACTTGTCGCTAATCTCCTTGTTAAGTGCAGCGGTTTCTTCATCGGACAGTCCGAGGAAATCTCCGTCAACGCTCGGTGCTGGCACAAGCCCTTCTCCGATGACGTTGGTGTCGAGAGTCTCAATTGCTGCACTCGCAAGCGGAATTCCCATGAAAGCATCTCTGGAGCGTTCACGGAGAATCTGTGAATTATAGCCAATGTCGGCGTCTGCGTCGCCGCCGCGCCAGAGCCAGCCACGGAGTTCGTTCTTGGTGACGTTCGCGCCGTAATGACCATAACCCGTTCCGCTCCCATGGTAAGCTCCTGCATAGTAGGAACTATACCATGAATCCTGAAAGTCCTGTGCGCGGTCGGGCGTGATGATTTGTCCGGCCATGTCGAACAATGTGCCCGGCTCCAAGTCGTGCTTGCCGTTTCCGTTTAAGAGTGGCCGTTCAGACGTCACGTGGTATCACCCTGAAAGATGTGTCGCGCCCGGTGAGCGCAGGCGGCAGCGCATCAACGCCGCAGTAATACTCAACCATCTTCATCCAGTAGTTAATGGCCGTAAGTTGTTCTGCCACTGGCTTGTAATGCAGATGCCGCGAGCCGACACCGTAGGAGTAAACACCGGCACTCGCGCCGCCCATTCCCTGCATTGCCTTTGCCAGGTTGTCCTGCGCCCATGGACAAGTGAACGGGATCGTGACGTCGCCTTCGATCGGTTCGGGCACAGGATCAACCGGCGGTTGCGGCGGGACATCAAACTGTTCTGCCATTCCGAGTCGGCATCCTATGCACACTTGCGCCAATAATAAACGAGGATTTATTGCGAATTAAATGCAAGGGAAAGGAAGACCGCGTGTTGGCGATGTGCGAATCGAGATCACTGTACCGCGCGCCGTGTTCGATTTATTGCTGGCGCGCGAGAATATCACCAACGTGTACCGCACACGCATCGCTGCGGATGTCTTGTGCCAGTGGGCGAGCAGAGAGACGGGAAAGCTCGTGCGCTCGTATGGTTCGTTCCGGTCACAATAAATCGAAGGTCAGGCATGATAGGCGCGACGATCGAAAGACCAGCCGTTACGCGGATGATAGTTGTAAATCATCGACACATAGCCCTCGGTATCGTCTGTCTTGGCGCATAACTGAATCCAGTGAGTGAAGCCGTGCGCTTCGTCATCGTCCTCATCCTCGTATCTCCTGACTTGAATCGTCGCGATCTTATTGTCGCCGATGCCAGGATTATCGGCACGGATTAACGCAATGCTGATCGGTTTGGTTTCGTGACAAATTTTGATGCTCGTTGGTTTCAACATAAACGTGATACTTACAAGAACGACCGCGCAAGGCGAGACGAAACGTGTTAGGCTTAAACGAGTTTTTGAGCGGCTGGCGTGAAGGGAGCAGTCACGCATCCGAAGAGCTGAGCCATCAAAGGGTACGGATGTCCGCGAGTCAGCAACCGGCGGACAGCGGGGGTAGCGTCCCGCCCGCTCACCAACCTTCTAATGAAAATCATGAGAATGTCACTGCGATTGGTAAGCAACTTTAGTAGATCGGTAAGTTCTGTGCGCCGAACCCGTCGCTCGGATATTGCTGCTGCGATTCACCTTCCTCATTGCGCTGTTGCACGCCGTAAGGCACCTCCACGTCGTCCGACAAATCTTCGTGAATGTCGCGCCCCATCGTTTCCAGGTTGATGCCGCTCCATGGCATCGTAAGCGCCGCCAGTGCCAGCACGCGGCAGTCAAACGGTTCATTGCGCTGGCTTAGCCGCTTGATCCAGATGTAGGTCTTGAATCCGTTTTTACTTTTCACAATGCGCCGTTCGGCAGTCAGGCCTTTGAAATACTCTTCATCATAGCCGCGCGCGGGTTCCTTATTCGGATGCATCGGGAAGTGGCAGTAGCCCGGGCCGGGTTTGGGCACTGTAAGGCGATTGACAACTTCCTCCTTGCCGCTGTCCACGCCTAACAATTGAAGGCGCGCGCGATTGTTCTTGGTGTACGTGCCAGCACCAAGGATGAGCGGCTTGCCGATGCCGCCGTAGCCTTTGGTCGCCACGGCGCGCGGCTGACGCGGCTTGGTATAAACGTAAACGAAGTCGGTGGCATAGCCGGAGTCCACAGCCATCTTGCGAATCCGCATCCGTTTATTGTCATGCGTTTTGAACTGGCGATGAAACACGGCGCGGTCGAGCTGGTCCCACACGTGCGCTTCACGCGGGTTGCCGTCAATGAGTCCGTATTCGACTGCCCAGCACTCACGGCCTTTGCCCCAGCCAACTATTTCGTAAGCCAATGAATACTCGCCAACGTCAACGCCAGCCGTAAGACAAAGCACGCCACCGGGAACTTCCGCCATGTATGGCGTGCGACGTTCGTTGTAAAGGTCGATCTCGACTCTCTCGCCAGTGTCCTCATGCAGCAGCCCGAGCCGCGTATTACGGAACGCTTTCAAGGGTTCGACGTCGCCTTCCTCATTGGCTTTCGCAGCGCGAACGAACTCGTCCCGCAGGATGTCCCACTCGATCCACGGGTTGTAGAGGCCGGACAAATAGAATCCGCGCGTCAGCACTTTGGAGCCGCGTTCGTCTGTTGTCCGATGCGGTCGCCATTCGCCGCGCCCACCAAGCCACCGATGCTTTTCGGCGTGCTCATGACAGGACACGCAGCGGTGCGTCATGTCGCTGAACCGGATCCTATCCCAGTCCAGGATTTGCATGACCGCGCAGAACGGGCACGAGAGATACCAGTGTTCGCACGTCGACTGCGCCATTTCGCGTTCAACATGCGAGACGCCTTTCAATCCAGGACTGGATACGATCACGATTTTGCGGTTCCAGAAGGCCGTGGTGCGCGCGATTGCCAGTTGCAATGGGTTCCCTTCTGTTCCTGCGCTGGCTGGATACCGGTCAACTTCATCCAGCAACACAACTCGGACAGGCCGACCGGACAAGCTTGCGGCGCTATTAGCGCCACCCAACGCCACGAAGCCGCCTTTGAATGATTTCCGGCGCAGCGTATTAGACGAATCCGACCGGCGCGAGTCCGCGACCCGCCCGCGCAACCGCGGGGAGTCGCGCAACATGGGCGCGAGCCTGTCCGTGCTGAATGCTTCCGCGAGTTCAATCGTCGGCTGCACAACGAGTATCGGACAGGGATCTTCGTCAATGTAATAGCCGACGGGATTAAGAATCGCCGAGTCGGTGATGCCGACCTGACTCGCTTTCTGTACCACCACGCGCGACGTCCACGGATCGGAAATGGAATTCATGATCTCGCGCTCGTATGGTGCCTTGTTCGTGAGCCATTGGCCGGGTTCAGCCGAGGATTCGCTGGACAGGATCCGATAGCGATCAGCCCACTCGCTTAAGGTCAGTTTGCTCGGCGGCCGTAGGAGCGCCGCGAACGATTCAAGGTAAGCGTCGGTATTGTCGTACCAGCGAGCGCGCTCAGCGCTCTCACTCTCGCTCAGCTTTCGCGGCGTTTGGTTGTTCGTCGCCATTCAGACTATCTAGGTCAACTCCGTGGCTGGCCAGAAATGATGCGCGTTGAGCGGCAAAATGCGCACGGTCGTAGCCGGACAGTTCCCGCAAGGCCAGTTCAATCTCGCACATTATCAGGTCGTAAATTTCGCGGAACTTTTTGCCCACGCACAACCGCGCCACGCGCGCCGGGATAGCCAGCACGCGCCCCTTGAAATAGGTGAGCATGTTGTTCATGATGAACTCAACGTCCCGCGCATTGTGCAATTCTCCCTTGTACTCGCGCAGCTCCAGCCTGGTGCGCTCGCTTTCGGCGGCCAGTTTTTCGTTGCGCAACGCCGAGTAGCGAGACTGGCTGGCGTCATCGAGCTTGGCCACAGAGCGCAGGTAGCGGCAGTAATCGCGGATGGCGAGTAGATTGTAGCGGCCCTGGAGTTCCTTGCCATCAGCGTCACGGGCACGGTTAAGCACGCCGTCATTGGTCAGCTTGCGCACCCACGCCGGAGTGACATCGATTAGCTTGGCCAGTTGCGTTGTGCCGATCAGATTTGGTTGCCCCATAATGCGCCCACATTTACACCAGAAATCAATGTCGCGCCACATCGCCACATGCACGTTTACCGCTCGCCTGAACGCTCTCTTACGCGCTTTTGACCCTGCGTTTCGCGCGTCCGTAATGCAAAGCGACGCAATTAGTCGCCAGCGCAAAAAGTTGTTAGCTGAATCTTGCAGCTCTATGCGCGCGCACTCTGGCAAGCGCGCTCATAAAACTTAAGCGGGGGGGGTGTGCAACAACTTAGGAGAAAGCGCGTGCGGCTTTAGCCCGAAGAAAGTCGAAACGAACGTTTATTTATTTTGTACGCTTGCGGCAGTCAGGAAGAGCCGTTAAAAGTTTCGGATATGAGCTATTATCCAGAATTCCAAACGGCGTTAGAATTAAC